AGTCCAGAAGGGCAGATCAGCAGCGGTGGTATCGCTGGTACCCTGAGCGATGCCAGAAGCACCGATAGTCAGGCTAGCACTGGCTGCGGCGAGGCCGTTCAGCTGAGTGCCGGGGATACCCAGGGGATTACCGCTGTTGTCGGGACCCAGGAGCAGCACCTCGGTGTTGGTGCCAGCCAGGTCACAGGTGACAGGGGAAGCAGGGTAGGTTGCAAGACCGCCTGCAGGGATGTCCTGAGCCAGAGCCAGAGACGCGCCATAGATGTAACCAGGGCGAGCAGCAGAAGCTTGGACAACCATGGAAGTCCGATCATCACGCACGCGGTCGTCAGGACGGCGGTCGGGAGAAGGGATGGTGATGTTGAAGCTCTTGTAGCTAGCTTTATCGGCAGCTGCGTTATTGATTTTAACGTAGCCGATCAGCTCATAAGCTTCCACGCCGGGCAGACCATAAACACCTTCGGTGTTATAGGAGGACAGGCGAGAGATTTGATTACCGGGCTGAAGAATAGCACCGGCTTCAGCTTTGTAAGATGCCATTAGTTAAGTACCTCCTTTATCACTCAGTAACGGTGAAGGCGGTGGTCACGAAGTCCTTATTCAGGTTCGCGAAACCAGCATAAAGTTGCCAGATAAGAATAATAAAGCGACTGAAATCGTCGTTGTTATTAATCAGTACCTGGGCATTCGGGCCACCGATACCAACGCCAACAGCCTGAGGACCGAAGAACAGACCGGCAGGAGTAGTGCGGCTAGAAGCGCCAGCACCATCGCCAATGTCAACGGTAGCGGTCTTGTCGGGGAAGTTGGTGGACTCGAAGAAGCGGACACCCTCGAAGACGAATCCTGAAGGCATGATGGGCTCACCACCCACGAATTGAGCTTGGCCGTACTGACCGCCCTGATACAGAGCAGCGTTAGGAGCAGCCATACCCATCAGAGGGTTGGGCTGACCCATGCCAGGGTAACGGGCCACTTCGCGGAAGCCTTGATCAGCACGCAGATCCTTCATGAAGGAGGGATCAGCGATACAGCGGTAGTAGCCGTCCTGGAACACAGGGACGTTACGCTTACGCAGGCTCTTGACGACGTTCAGAAGGTCGGTCTTGACGTTGAACTTAAAGCGCTCAGAGGCGTACTCAGTAGCGGTGTAGGCTGCAACGGTTGCACCGGTCTTGGAGTGGTCGTTGGGGTAGTAGTAACCACCTTGGCTGTCAGAAGACTGACCACGTGATTCAGACTTGAACAGTTCGTCCAAGAACACCCGATCGCGCCAGCGACGATAGTCGTCCAGCAGAGTCAGAGAACCAATGGACTGGTGGAACATGTTGAGGTTCCCGGTGTCCAGCAGCAGGCGCTGCGCGGTCATCAGAGTCTCGCGGGCAATCTTGAAGGTGCTCGGAAGGCTGGTGTTATTCGGATCGGCAGGACCGGTGTACTCACGGAGTGACACCAGAACTTTGTCCTTGACGATAGAACGGCTGTTAGCGGTTCCGATCGTTTGGTCTTGGGTACGTTCGCGGCTGGTCTTCGTGCCGGGGTTACCGAAGAAGCGGTAACGATCCAGCTGCACGGTTTGACCAGGCTGCTTGGTAAAGTCGTGGACAACTACAGGCTCGCAGGCCATCTCCACGACATAAGCCGGATGGGGGCGGTACAGTTCCGCACCCAACAGCTTGGGAAAGTCGTTATCGATGAACATAGGAATTTCTCAGCAGAGTTTTAGTACGCTGATACTTGAGGACAAATATCCTCTATATGGAAATTTTCATTCCATTACAAAAAATTATAGCAACAATTTATCAACCTGGATTATTTAAGGCATCAATTGGCGGCCTACTGCACGAGCTGCGCCAAGAGGTGAGCCATCCACCATGTTTCCAAGGTTATAAACATTAGCGCCAACAGCACCGATACGTCCATAAGGATTAATAAGACCGTCTGCCGGTTGCATAGTGGACATTTGACCCTGTAATTCAGGATCAATTCCTGCCATGGCTTTTACCATCATGGCTTTTTTTACAGCTTCCTTTGCTTTAGCGTTGTCCATCATTTAGATCCTTTTTTAGATTTGGGTTGCATCACACCCATGGGTAACTGGCCAGTCATTGGCAATCGCTGCATCAGAAACTGCTGTGCATTTGCTGCAATTTGCTGCTGTTGAAACCCAGCTTGAGCCATGTTGAGTGGCATAAACATTGCATTACCTGGAAGTGGCGATCCAGGTAGGTTCAACTTTAAATATGCACTGTCCAAATCTCGTGGCATTGGTAGCGGAGGAGTATTAGGAGATCCAACACCAGCTTGCATGTCCTGGTCACGGTAAGAAGAATATTCATCAGTTTGGCCTAAAACGACCTGTTGTTGAATATCACCTGCACCGAATTGAACGAGACCAGGAGCACCGAGAGCTCCACCGGCAGTGCCGATTGCCTGAATAAAATCTTCAGCGCGTTTTCTAGCTCCTGCCTTTTTCTTTGCCATGATTGAATAAAAAATATGGGGGCAGTTTTACTACCCCCTTATTCTAAAACTAATTAAGTTTCAGTATCACTCCATAACCAGGAGCTTATCCCGGAAGATCTGAGGATTCTGCTGTGCAGAGTTCAGATAGCGCCAAGCGTTCTGGGGATCGCGGTCGGCTACATTGCCGAAGTTGTTCCAGAAGTCACCTGAATTGGCGGGCTGCTGGGGCTGAGGGGGGACGGGCATTGAGGGACGCTCTGGGGCCACAGCTTGCTGCTGCAGTTGCTGTCCAACCTGCATACCTTGGGGATAAGCAGGAGCTTCGTCCGCGACGGGATGAGGGCCGTTCTCGCCGAAGAACTCACAGGTATAGTCAGCGAGGATATCGGGATCAGTCAGGATTGCTTCATAAGCCTTGTGCTCATTCGACAGATCCTCAAGCAGGTTCACTGCCTCGTTAAGCTGCGCATTGGTGGTGATCAGCGCGTCCTCAATCTGGCAGGCATAAGTGTTAAGAACCTGTGGTGCATCCGCACCGAAGTGGTTAAGAACTTCAACGCTTTCGTCGCTGACTCCGTACGCCGCCAGTTGCTCCGGAGTTATCTCCAGAGAAGTTTGGGAATAACCGTTGGAGGATGCCTGGTTGTTGTTGATCGAAGGCGTAGAAGTCTGCATCCCCAAATTGCTGTATTGGGGACCCTGTTGGGAAGGGTAGCTGGCCGGATCGATTGTTTGGCTCTGAGTCGACTGTTGACCCAGGGACGGGAATTGGACTGGAGAACTCAGGAGCCCCACCACCCTGTTGAACGCCTCCTTGTACGGATTGTCCGTCTGTTGGGGTGCCTGGTACTGCTGGGGTGCGTACTGAGTAGGGGTTGAGGCCTGCGGCTGGGCCGCCATCTGGGCCTGCATTTGCGGGGCTGGGGCCGTCACCTGCTGGTAAGGCGCCACCCACTGCTGGGTCGTTGCCACCGATGGAGCCTGCGCTGCCGTCTGCGTTGGAGCCGCGTAGCTGCTCGGTTGGGTCGGGGATACTTGGGGTGCTGACTGGGTCGGCATTGCGGTATCGGCCTGCATAAGTTACCTCTTTTTGTAGGCTTTCGAGTGTGCGGTAAAGGAAGGGGGTGAGATCTAATCTCGGATCCGCAGACATCGGAAGATTCGGTTGCTGCGGATGTGGTGTCCGCATTTCTTGATTGATTAGATCAATAAACGCGGAATAAGCCCTCTGTACTTCCCCTACCACACGGAATGGGAAACCTGAGAGCATGCTCGCGATTTCGTCATCCGTTTTAGAAGGGAATAGATACTTCAGTGCTTCAATGCTATCAACACCTAACTCTTGCAAGTTTCTGGTAAAGATAGACTGGTTGAGTTTATCCTGTGTTGTATCTTCGTACACAGGCCCCAACCAACGCCATTCGACGGTCCTATCGCCGTCTGGCGCAAGGCCAAGAACACCCGGTGGGATCTCCCGGGTTTCAGCTGCTTCTGCAATCGCTGCTTCTAATTTTTGTTCGTATTTAGCTTTTGCCTTGTCGTACTTTGCCAGTGCCTTTTCATCAGGATCTTCTGGTAAAACAGGGAACTTGATGTTAAGTTCGTACGCCAGTGATTTACGGAAGATTTGTTCCTCTTGGAAAATAATCAGCTCTAAGCAGCGGCAGATGCCATAGGTATACAGCTGCAAAGCTTTCTTTTTGGCAGTAGCGCTGACGCGACCATAGGCAGATTTGTATTCCGTAGCAGTCACATTAGTGATGCTCAGGTCATCGATGCCTCCAAGTGCGAGACGGATCTCACTACGCATTTGCTCGGCATAACGTGCCTGATCGGTGCTGACCGCATTAGGCGTAATGAAACCAACTCGATCAGTGGGTTCGAGGTTTGCAATAACACGTGGGACGCGCATACCTGAACCAGGCTTACCGATATATCCAGGCTGCTGCCGGCTTACAGGATCCTGCTTGTAAGTAGAGCTACTTAGATTGAATTCAGATTGAAAACCCGATTGACTTGAGATGCTAGGACGCTGCCCAGGATCATTTTGATCGTATTCAATAATGTCATTCTTCGGACGAGATGAAAGCAGGGTTGGATTTCCAAAGAAGGAAAGGTTTGCCCGGATGTTTTTGACCATCTCATCGTGAGCAATGATCTGATTCGCCATCCAATCAAACTCACCACTACCTTCAGTTCCAAAGGCATCAGGGTTGTTCAGGACTTCCACGCATGGAATAAACTCCATGGTGTTTTCGACTACCGTCTTATTACTGAACGGCAGGTCCTCCATCGGATTGTCAAAATCGATCTCCCGCTCGCTGTGAGATTCTTCAATGGTTTCCGCAGTAATACGGAGACGCATGTATCTTTTATCGGTGTCTAGACCAACTCCTTTAAATCCTTTTGAAGATCGGACCTTGTAAGGATAAATGATGATGACTTCTTCAAGATCGCCTTCAGGTGAGTAATAGGTTCGATACGAGTCTTTGTCAAACCAATAAATACGATAGGTTTTCTGTGTCGGACGGATATAAAAAAGGCCTTTGCCGTATGCAAGAAAACGATCCCAAATTGAATCTAAACGTGCATCTAATCTATTGAATTTAATTACTTGTTGAATGAAGTCATAACGTTGCGTACCCAAGTTATCTTGCAACGGGTAGAACTCCACACCCTGCCTGATCCCAAACATCTTCATTTGGGACAAGTGTGCGCTCACCAGCATGGTGTCCGCAGGGCCTTCACTGTTGCGTGAGACTACCGATTTGAGGATAGCCTCAAGCTGTGATTTAGCACTATCGCCCATTCTGTTAAAGAGGTCTACTGATCAATATCGTAACCAGCTTCTACACGTTTGAACGTAATTACACCATCTTCAGCTTCTACATCGAATCGTTCGTTCGGCTGCAGGGCTAGGTCGTGGCACAATTCGTCCGGTAGAGGAAGAATCGCAGAACCGTAAGCATCTTGCTCAAGCTCTACTTTAAAGTAGCTGGGAGACATCGCGGTGAATATCTATAGTTTAAATCGTCAATACTCTAACTCTAGTTTTCCTCTGGTCATAAGACCATTGCAAAGCCAGACAAGTGCATCGACGCAGTCATCATGAGAGCTAACTCCAAAGTTCACAATTTCATCAGTCAACGCTTGGAACTTGCGATATTTGTTAAATACTATTTTCCGTTGCTCGAACATGCCCATGATTCCACGGAATCTAGCAACTTTATCTCCTCTAAAACCTTTGACCGGATGCCAGTGCATGTTGTAGAGCCCATGCTCTCCTAAACAGATTCGCTTGAAGTCAGCCTCCAGAGATGCCTGGTACGCCACAGCTTCTGACCAAATTTCAATACCGCTGCCTGTGGGGAAGTACTGATCGTTATCTTTACTTATGACACCCCATTCTTCCATCATCTCCATTAATGCTTCGAGCTTCTCAAGGTTACCCATGATACGA